CCTCCCGGCCAGCCCTTCTGGCGCTCCTCTTCGGATGCGTCAGGTTGTGGTGTGTCGAATGTATTGGTGCTTCGATGGCTCATTCCGAAGAACGAAAACACCGATGCGCTAGATGCAGCACAACCAACCGCCGGGTTACATTACCGGAGGAAGTATGGTTCAACGGACAATCATCCAAAATAGGATTCGCTGGAACGACACTGAGTCGGACTACGGCGGTCACTTCTTCAAGAAAGTTCAGAAGGGTGACGATTGGCCAACTCTTCCCAAACCTGTGAAGGTTAGCGAAGACGCGACGATCCAGCTAGCACGTACGGCGCTCGGTAAGCTTACCTCATTCAAGGGTAAGCTGGTTGAGCAGCTGCGTGTGCACTGGGAGTTAAACGCGGAGCAGAAGCGAGCTCTGCGGCGCGAGTTGAACCAACTACGGGCGCAGATCCGTGACCACCAGGCAATTTTGGAGGCCACGCGAAACGCTCTCTCGCACAGGAATGTGCAACGCCGGTTAGCATTGGCGGAGAGTAGGCGGCTGCGTAAAGAAGAAAACCACGATTACGACATGACTCTTAGTGTCAGAAGTCGTGGGTTCGGGGACATCCGAGACTCGAACGGAAATGTTAGGTGGGAGCAGGTCTCCTTAACAGGGTTGTGTGGGTTTTCCACTGCCAATTTGGAGTGGAGCTCTAACGACTCTATCGCCCTGACCAATAAGTTGATGGGTCAGATTAGTTCTGGTGTCGACTTTCAAGCCGCTGGTGCATTAGCGGATGTCGACCGAACTGTGCGGATGATAGGAGATTCAGCCAAGAAATTGGCTCGGAGCCTCAAAAAGGCCTCGAAGGGCGACCTCGCCGGTGCAAGTCGATTATTGGTTAATACCAAGAACTCGTCGTCATCGGTTGGGAGTATTCGCTCGTCTGCAACCGGCAGGCAGAAATGGCTTGCCCAGGGTTCCTCGGTGCGTGATCGGTACCTCCAATATCAGTTTGGCATAAAGCCGCTGATCAAGGATGTTGAGGCTGCGGCAAGAGCTGCCGCTTGGCTTACCGACCGCCCAATTTACCAGAAGGTTTCGGCAGTGAGGAAACTCACAGAGAAGTTCGTCGAATCTCGCGGTTTTGGGACCCGATGCTCAGTAGAGCGCACCATCACTGCGCGAGCAGTGGCAATTCTTAAGACCCAGCCACCAGCGGCAGATGCTTTAGGGCTCACAGATATCCCAAGTTTCTTGTGGGAGCGTGGTTTCCTTACGTTTGTTGTTGATTGGTGGATCCCGATCGGGAACTGGTTGCAAGCGTTGCAAGCTAAGCGTGCTCTAGAGACTGCTTTCACAGTGCAAACTGTCGTTAAGCGTACGTCTCTCACCCTTGAACCAGAACCGGGAACCGGCTGGGAATGGGACCAAAATGCTCCGAATACGGAGTACTATGTAGAGCTTTCGCGTAGATGCGGTGTAGGAGTGAGTGTCCCCTTCCCTAACTTAAAGCCCTTGTTTCATAAGGACACTGAGGTGCGGGTACGGCACGCGCTCGAGAGCATAGCCCTTATACACTTATTCGCTGAAAAAACGATTCAGCGTCGTGATCGTGATTTGGCTGCTGAAGCTCGGCAGTTGAAGCGCGCGCGGCGCTCGCGGTAGGCGATTCCTATCTCCTTTCTTTTGAGGTTAAAATGGCTAATATCGCCAATGTTGTGGTTTACGACGGTGCAGCTACTCCGGTGGCTCACACGCTCATCCCGATCTCCGTCGAACGGAATCAAAAGAGCGGGCGGATCGAGGCGCTTTGGCGGGAGCAAGTTGCTACGCTTCCGACCTATGCGCAAGTTGAGCTGCGCGTGACAATGGCACGGACTGCAAAGTCCGGCGTCTGGCACGTGCAAGCCCAGGTTTCGGTCCCCGTCATGGAGTCGATCTCCGGCCAGAACTCCAGCGGTTACACCGCTGCACCCAAGGTCGCTTATGTGGACACGGCCGGCTTCTTTGGCCATTTCCACGAGCGTGGAACCATCGCCGGTCGCCGGCTCGCGAAGCAGATGATGCTGAACATTGGTAACAATGTCGCAACGTCTGTGCCCGCGGTTTCGGTGGGGGTGGTTGATGAACTTTTCTCGCTTCTGGTCACTCCGACCTAAGCAAAAGAGCTCGTCCCGCGCAGTTCAGCGCGGCCTGCATATACCCTTGGGAGTTATGAAATGGATCTTACGTCCTGGCAATGTAGCTTTGGTGACGAAAAGTGTATGGATATTGCTCGCGGTCTCGCTGCCGTTTTCACTGGCAGACTTGGACCGCACCATCCTCTTGTTAAGCTCGTTCAACGAGCTGATTGGGAGGCTGTTGCAAGATATACACCAGATTTTAGCGCTGATGCCGAGCGATTCTTCGCAGAAGCATCGTTAGTTGCGCTCTTCAAGAAGGCGCCCTTCCTCCCGGTTGCTAATGACCCGGAGGCGACGGCCCTCGCGAAGTTTATCGACACCGAGATCGAATGCACGAAGACGAATAGCATCTTCGATATGTGGGAAGCTGGCCGTTTTACCTTCGGCCCGCTCGTTGAACGGCTACTCTTTGTAGCCCAGCGTAAAATATCCTATGTGTTGGGAGATTGTCCTAGTCTGAGTAAGCTTAGATTTAGGTTCACCTCAGGAGCTTCGACTGAACTCAAGAAGAAGGATACGTCCATCAGAAATCAATTGATGGCGGATCTCTCATGCAGCGAAGACATGATGTACAGCGGCCTCGCGGCCAATGTGCTCAGGTTAGAACCTGTGTGGATGGGTCTCCGTTCAGAGCCCGTGCCATATCAGTGTTCCGACATACGTGATGTAGTCCTTTCTCGCGTGGGTAGTAAGATAGCCTACGAAAAACACCTGCCGTCTCCTTTAGACGGCGGGCGAGACTATGGCGGCAACGTTGGATACGACGCCGCGTACTGCACCCTAACCGAAATTCCGGTGTGGGTGAGGATTGCACCAAGTGTGCTCGAATTCGTTCCGAAGACCGTATTCGAGAGCCGTGTCATTATTAAGGAACCGCCGCTTAATAAGTACGTACAAACTGCGTACGGCGACGAAATCCGCGACCGGCTTAAGGAGAGAGTAGGGATAGACATCAGAAGAGCCGCCCCGCTACATAGCGAGCTGGCAAGAAAGGCGTCTATCACAGGGGATTTAGCAACCCTGGACCTAACTAGTGCGTCAGATCTCAACGCGTACAAGCTCATCCAGAGCCTGTATCCGCTCGACTGGTATGTGGCATTAAGTAACTGCCGCACCAGCCACGTTATTGTGGCAGGTCGAGACCTTGAGCTCCAGAAGTTTTCAGGAATGGGCAACGGTTTCACGTTCCCCTTACAAACCCTGACATACTGGGCTCTCGTGTCAGCGTGCGCTGAAGAGGTCGGATGTTTGTCGAATGAGGTGTATGTCTTTGGTGACGATATTATCTGTCCCGTTGAATGTGTCCACCTCGTTAGGCAGCTGTTCCACGCGATAGGCTTGAAGCTGAACCCGTCCAAGAGTTTCTGGAGTGGTTCGTTTCGAGAGTCGTGCGGTGCAGACTGGTTATTCGGAAAAAACGTTCGTCCGATTTACATCAAGAGTCACCTTTCTGTAGAGAAGCTTTTTATCTTACACAACTCGTATTTTCGCCTCGGCGAGTACGAATTGGCAGAGAGGGTACTGTCTTATATCCCGACCGACTATCACATCTACGGACCCGATGGGTACGGCGATGGTCATCTCCTGGCACACGAGGATCACTGTGTGCCTGTTGAGCGGTTTAGACGAGTCAAAGAAAAAGGTCAACGCGTGAGCGTCGCCACAGGATATTCGATCATGGAGTTTAAGACAGTCGCGTCCGTGCCTAGGTACGATTGGGATCAATCCCATTACGACCATTGTGCGATTTTGTACAAAGGCAGCACGCGGAGAGA